TCGGCGGCTACGGCTCGGGCAAGTCGCACGCCGGCTGCGCCGAGATCATCGCGTGGGGGCTCGAGGAACCTGGCGCGGAGTTCATGGTCACCCGCAAGACGGTCCCGGCCCTGCGCGACACGACCGAGAAGATCTTCCTCGCCCAGCTCCCCCAGGCGTTCCTGGAGGAGTGCGACGTCGGCAAGGCCGGCGGCCATCTCGAGCACATCACGTTCCCGAACGGGTCGACGTACTACTTCCGCGGGATGGACGACTGGAAGAAGCACAGGTCGCACAACCTCACCGCGATCCTCTGGGACGAGGCCGACGAGTTCACCCGCGAGGACTACGAGGGGATGCAGTCCCGCGTCCGGCAGCCGCACCGCACGACCGCGGCGCAGGCGCTCGGCTTCAAGACGCAGATCACCCGGCACGGCAACATCCTCGCCTGCAACCCGTGGGGGCACAACTGGATCTGGGAGGACTTCGTCAACCCGGAGTCCAAGAAGGCCGGCACCGACTACTGGACGTCGACCAGCTTCGACAACCCCTTCCTGCCGCGCGACTACCTCGAGCGGCTGCTCGCGATGCCCGACCCGTGGGTGCGGCGGTTCGTGCTCTGCTCGTTCGACGAGTTCGCTGGCGCGGTCTACCCCGAGTGGTCGTACGAGACGCACGTCATCCCGCCGCTCAAGGACATGGCGACCGGCGAGTACCGCTACGACTCGGCCGGCGGCTTCTTCCGCATGGGCTACGACCCGGGCTCGGGCACGGTCAACGCCCAGACGCAGGCCGTCACCGGCAGCCTCAACGCGGGCGTGTGGGTCTACTACGACCCCAAGACGCACCGCCTGATCGCCGTCGCCGAGTACGGCGAGGGCAACGCCAGCGTCCGCAAGCACACGACCGCCTGGCGGCGCATCGAGGCCGAGCACGGGATGCGCGTGCAGGCACGCATCGCCGACCCCGGCTCGGTCAACAACCGCGATCGCGGCTCGAACATGAAGCTCTCGGACCTGTACCGGCGCGAGGGCTACTCGTTCCAGCTCGGCCCGAGCAAGCCGAACGACCGCGTCTGGACGCTCGGCGAGCTCATCTCCAGCGGCAGGTTCGTCGTGACGACGGAGTGCCCGCGGCTGTACGAGCAGATCCTCTCGTATCGCTTCGAGGACCTGACGCCGTCCCAGATCGAGAAGGGCCGCGAGCTCAAGCCGCTCAAGAAGGACGTCGACCTGGTCGACGCGGCGCAGTACGCCGTGTCCCGCTACGTCCCGCCGCCGCCGGTCGAGCCGAAGGAAGCCGAGGCCGACCCCGAGCTCGCGCACGCGCAGGTGGTGCAGACGAAGATCCGCAAGCAGATCAAGCGCAAGCAACGTAGAAACGCGAGATCCGGCGGCCCCTCCGGTAACGTGCCTGTCTAATGGCCGCCTTCACTCACCGCACCCAGAAGAATCCCAACGAGAACTACAACGTGCGGGCCTGCAGCGCTGTCGGCCAGCAGAAGCACCCCGACTGCAGTGGCGAGTGGACGGAGCTGCTGCACGTCCGCGCCTCGCTCATCGCGCCGCACGTCGTCATCTGCGACTACCACCTGCGCGAGCTGGCCGCCGGCACGCAGCCGAAGGTCGCCGAGCCCAAGCCCCGCGCTCGTCGCTCGCCCGCGAAGCAGGAGACCCCGTCGCTGTGAGGCGTCTGATCGACACGCTCGAGAGCTGGCTGTGGTTCCCGCGCCGTGACGGGTTCGTGCTGGCCCGCTGATGGCCAAGACGAATCCCAACCAGGAGCTCGAAGACCTCAAGAGCGCGGCTTACACCGCGCGGATTCCGGCTGAGCGCGAGGCGTGGCTGAACGTCGCGTTCTTCCTGGGCCAGCAGTACGTCGAGTGGCACACCAGCTACGGCGATCCGACCGGCTACATGCGCGAGAAAGAGCCGAGCGGCGAGAGCCCCGCATCGTCATCAACAAGATCATGCACTTCTGCCGCGCCGCCCAGTCCGAGGCGCTGCAGGATCGCCCGTCCGGCGACGTGCTACCGCCGACGGCCGACTACACCGACCTCGTTGACTCGCGCGTCGCGAAGGCGTGGATCGAAGACCAGTCCGACCCGATGAAGCTGGACTACGACACGAAGCTCGCGCGAGCGACTTGGTGGTCCGTGCTCTGCGGCAACGGCTACCTGAAGTGGCTCGCGGACATGCCCAACGGCAAGTTCAAGCCCTGCCTGATCGCGCCGTCGTTCTTCGAGGTCCTGCTCGACCCGTACGCCAAGACGTTCGACGACGGCCGCTACATCATCCACACGCAGTTCATGGACGTGGAGCAGGTCTACGACAAGTACGGCGTCGAGGCGCAGGCCACGTCCCAGACCGACGAGGCACGCACAGCGCTCCTGCGCGGCATGGGCTGCGCCCCCGCGCTCTCGGGCGCGGTCGTGAACGAGCTGTGGCAGAAGCCCAGCCGCCGCTACCCGCAGGGACGCTACGCGGTCTGGACCGGACGCCAGCAGCTCATCGCCCCCGACAAGCTGCCGTACAAGCACCTGATCGAAGAGCGGATGCTGCCGTTCACGCAGCTCGGCATCATCGAGCGCGGCGACTCGCCGTACTACCTGAGCCCGGTCCAGTACCTCCGGCCGGCGCAGATGGAGCTGAACGTCGCACACAACCAGGCGTTCACGCTGCGGCGCAACTTCGCCAACGGCAAGGTCTTCCTGCCCGACGGCCTCGAGCTCGCCGAGCCGTGGGACCAGAGCACCGGCCAGGTCCTCAAGGGCCTGCCGGGTGCTGCGATGCCGGGCCTCAAGCCCGAGATCATCCAGCCGCTCTACTCGCCGCTGTCACCCGACATCGACCTCCTCGAGCAGGGCATGATGCACATTGTCGGCCAGCACGAGGTCAGCCAGGCGCAGGTCCCCGGCCGCGTCGAGGCCGCCAAGGCGATCGAGCTGCTGCGTGAGTCTGACGCGGGCGCGCTCGCCGTGCTGCGCAAGACCACCGAGGTCAGCAACAGCGTCGGCTGGTGGCAGATGCTCATGCTCGCGCGCGAGTTCCAGACCGAGGCCGACGCCTTCGCCTCCTACTCCAAGGAGGGCATCCCCGAGGTCAAGCACTTCCGGGCCGGCGACATGAGCCCCGGTTTCCGCATCCGCACGACGATGACCACCGGCCTCGCGCGCAGCCGCACGAACCGCCAGGAACTCGTCATGCGCCTGATCGAGCTCAAGGTCCTCGACGTCGACCGCGATCAGGAGACGATCGCCGAGCTGCTCGAGACGCCGCTGCCGAACACCACGCGCAGCCACGCCGACGACATCATGCTCGCGCGCAATGAGAACCTCACGCTCGCCGCCGGCACGGCCGTCCAGCCCGATTCGTGGAACGACCACGCCACCCACATCCTCGAGCACGACAAGTACCGCAACACCGCCGAGTACCAGGCCTCCAGCCCGGACGTCAAGCAGAAGTTCGAGAACCACTGCACCCGCCACCGCGACATGCAGGAGGAGCAGATCAAGCGTCAGGCGTTCCTGCAGATGCTTGCGCAGGGTGGCCAGCCGCCCACACCCAACCCCGCAGTACAACCCGCCGCGGCCGAGCCGCAAGGAGCATGACATGGCCGCAACACCTGACCAGCTTCACACGCTAGCCCTCGAGGCTGAGGAGTGCCTGGAGAAGTTCTCCACCGCCCTCGCTTCGGCCGGCGCGGATGACAAGGCCGTCCAGGCGATTGGCCAGATGGCCGACGCCGTCCGCCAGATCGCCGGGATGCTCGGCAAGTCCGAGCCGCAGCCCGCTGCCCCGTCGACCGACGACGCGATCGGCGCGCACATGGCGCAGCGTCGCGCCCAGGCCGCTGCCCCGCAGCCGCCCGCCTAAGCAACCAAGACCCGAGGAGATTCACCCATGAGCGCCATTGATCCGGGCACCCCGCCCGAGCCCGTCGTCGCCGCTGAGCCGGTCGCCCCCGTCGTTCCCGCCGTCCCGGCTTCGCCGTGGGCTGCGGACGCCGCCGCGTACTTCGGCGACGACGCCACCGCTGCCGCCAACTTCGACCGCTACATGCGCGAGAAGCAGCAGCCGTACGTCACGCAGCTCGAGGAGAGCACCAAGGACGCGCGCGAGTACTACGACGACCTCCACAACGACACGGACGCCACGATCCAGTCGCTCGTCGCGTCGCGCTACGGCGACGAGTTCGCGGCCGAGTACATCAAGCTCTTCGGCACGGACGAGCCCGTCGTCACCGAGCCGGTCGCCGCCGAGCCCGAGGTCATTCCCGAGTGGGCCAAGCCCATCGTCGAGTCGCACCAGGAGAAGGTCGACCGCGAGCTGCGCGAGTCCGAGTCCGCCGCGTACGCCGCGTTCAAGGAGGGCCTCAAGGAACCGTACGGCCTCACCGACGACGACCTCGGCGTGATCGACGTCTTCATCCACTCCTCTCCCGCCGACCCCGCCGCCGCCGTCGCCGCGTACCGCGCCTGGCAGGCCAAGGCCGGCATCGTCGTGCCCGAGGTCGTCGTGCCCACGCCCCCGCCGGTCCTCGGCGATGGCGCGACCACCGCAGCGACGCCGCCGCTCGCCACGCAGTACAAGACGTACGACCAGATCGGCGACGCCATCAAGGGCTTCGTCTCGCGCCAGGCCGCCAGCAGCACGCCCCCGCCGGTCGTGGGCTGAAGTAACTTCGCGACAACCGTGGCTGCACCTGAGATGATGCTCAGGCAGCCACGGTACAGCGTCCGCGCCAAGGCTACCGCTGCGTCCAGAAGCACCCCACCGGACGGCGGAACAGCGCGACCTGCGTCAAGACCGAGAGCCGAGAATCCCACTCGAATCTCTACCCCACAAAGGGGGTGACGCAGATGAACCACACGCTTCGCAACGACTTCGTCGAGCTGGCGATCAGCGAGATGCACGGCTGGCAGGACGGGCTCGACGAGCTCACCGCTTCCGGCACGCCGCTCAACGCCGACACGGCTTCCTTCTCCGCGTTCATGAAGACCGACCTCATCGGTCCGATCCGCGACGGCATGCACAAGGGCATGGTGCTCCTGTTCGGCGGCGACGCCGGCAACCCGGAGTCCTTCCAGGGCATCACCAAGTCCGCGCAGCACATCAACCAGGAGGGCAACGGCTTCCGTATCCCCTGGAAGAGCAAGCGCAACGCTGGCGTCGGCTTCCGCCTCGAGAACGACCGCCTCCCGACCTCCGGCCGCTCCGAGGGCACGTACCTCGAAGAGCCGCTTCGTCAGGGCTACGGCCTCTTCAACATCACCGGCCCGCTCCTCAAGGCCGCGTCGTCGAACTCCGGCGCGTTCGAGAGCGCGTTCAAGCTCGAGATGGACGACACCGTCACCGCCTCCAAGATCGACTGGAACCGTGCCGCGTTCGGCAACGGCTCTGGCGTCATGGCGACGCTGCGCAACAACGAGGCCGCCGCTCAGACGGTCATCGACGTCAACACGACGGTCAACTTCCGCGTCGGCGAGATCATCGACGGCCTGACGATCGCGACCGGCGTCGTCATCGAGCCCGCCCGCGAGGTTGTCGCGGTCGACCGCCCGAACCTCACCATCACCGTGTCGCCGGCCCTCACCACGGGCCTGACCGCCACGACCGACGGCTGGGTCAGGGCTTCGGCCTCGAGCACCGTCGCAGCGCCGAACAACTCCTGGAACAAGGAGACGCAGGGTCTCGCGAGCATCGTGGCCGCCACCGGCACGCTGCACACGATCAGCCCCGTGACGTACCCCCGCTGGGCCGCGACGACCGCCACGGTCGGCGGCGCGCTCGCGGACATCGACATCCACAACGCGCTGGACAACGTCGGCTTCGAGACGGGCGTCGACATCGACACCGACTCGAGCTTCGTCATGGTCACCACGCGAGGCATCCGCTCGCGCTACGCCCAGACGCTCACGCCGCTGCGCCAGTTCACCAACGCCGACGTGCTCCACCTGCGCGGCGGCTTCAAGGTCCTCGACTTCGACGGCCGTCCGATGTACACGGACGATCAGTGCCCCGTCGGCAAGTTCTACGGCCTGTCCGTCAAGAACCTGTTCTGGGCCGAGGCCTCGGACTGGGAGTGGATGGACGACGACGGTGCCGTGCTCGCGCGCGTGCCGGGCTTCGACAAGTACGAGGCCGTCCTCTACAAGTACGCCAACCTCGGCACCGACATGCGGTCGAAGCACTTCCTGCTCGACGGCATCACGGACGACGTCCGCTAAGGGAGGAGGAAACGAACATGGCCCTCATCAATAAGAGCCCCAACACGGCGTACCTCACGTCGGACGTGCTGTACCCCGGCACGTCCGCCCAGGCGCTCGCCGCCGCGGCTGCGGCCCGGCTGGAGATCGCCGCGCTGGTCCCGACCAAGACCGGCTCGACGCCGGTCCTGACGAACGGCGTCGTGGTCGTCGCTCCGGCGTAGACCACCCCACCACCTTGACCCCTCCTCGGGTCTCGGAGCAAAGCCGCCTGACTTCGCGAGAAGCGGGCGGCTTTGCCGTATCTTGGGTTGGATGAGCGGACTCATGCTGCCCAGCGGCCTCGCGCCGAACAACCTCCACCTGCGTGAGTCCGTCAAGGCGACGTTCGTGGAGTCCGACGTCTTCGACATCTGCCACCGCCTCGCCGCGGTCTCGCCGAACCTCCATCTCTGGCAGCTCGAGGAAGAGGGCCGCCGCGCGTGGGTCGTCACCGAGAACGTCTTCGGCGTCGAGCACAAGGTCAAGAACTACGACGTCCTCGACGCACGCATGATCGAGGACGTCCAGCGCATGATGTCGATTCCGCTCGAGCACCGCGCCGACGCTGCGCAGGCTGAGATCGACAAGGCCGAGGCCGCCCAGAAGCAGGACACGCTCGACGAGATGTACGAGCGCGTCGGCCAGAAGTTCTACAACCGGCTCGAGCGTGACGGGTTCGTCCTGCGCGGCACGTCCTACCACAAGAGCTACCGGAAGCAGGCAGCCGGCCGATGAGCACGCTGACCACCTACCGCACGGCTGTCCAGCTCAAGGGCTACGACGCCCTCGCCACCGCGACGATCGACGCGGCGGTGCAGGAAGCTCGCCGCCGCGTGTTCATGGCCCGCCGCTGGTCCTGGCAGGAGGCGACGAGCACCGCGCTCGCGACCGTCGCCAACGTCGCGACCGTGTCGCTGGCCGCCATCACCGACCTCGCGCACATCGACGCCGTCCGCCTCAGCGACGCCAGCACCCGCTACCCGGTGCAGTTCCGCCCGCGCACGATCATCCGGGACCTACAGGACCGCAACGGCACGACCCGCACGGGAACGCCCCAGTTCTGGACGCGGATCGAGGGCTCGCTCGTCTTCTACCCCACGCCCTCGCGCGTGTTCACGGTCATCGTCGAGTACGCCAAGGCCGCCGCCGACCTCGCCGCGTCGCCCGCCATCGACATCATTCCCGACCGCAACCAGGACCTCGTCGTCTGGGCCGCGGTCGTCCCGCTCGCGTTCCGCCAGCGCGACTTCAACGCGAGCTCGGCCGCAGACCAGTATTGGACGAAGGTCGTCTACCCGTCCCACGCCGGCCAGGACGGGCTCGAGCAGCGCCAGACGTCCGAGCAGATCCGCACCGGCCACTGGAGCTACTAGGTGCCCATCGAACGCATCCAGGCCCCGTCCGGCGGCATCAACACCGACGCCTCTCCCGATTACGTCAACAACAACCAGGCGCAGGGCCTTGTCAACATGCTGCCGTATGGTCCCGGCAAGGTCGCGATACGTGGTGCGGTCGCCGTCAGCGTGACTGGCATGACCGGGACCGGACTACGCCCCGACGCCTT